ACACCACCTTTAGCGTAACCTTTTTTCTTTTTAGTCATACCACCTTTAGCCATATAACCCATTTTATTACGAACTCCTGAAGGTAGTTTTTTTAATCCTTTTTGACTAGGTTTAGTTTTCTTTAATCCACCTGCAGCGTAACCTTTTTTCTTCATCATGCCGCCGCCCATCTTCTTAGCTACAGCGCCACCTTTAGCCATTTTTCCTTTGCCGTCAGCAGCAAAAGCAGGAACCATTTTTCCAGCTTTGTTTTTAACCATTTCTAGTTTACCAGCAGCCTTCATCTTCCGTACACCGCCCTTAGCGGCACCTTTTTTCTTCATAGCCATGTCCAAGTCTCCTATGGTGTGTTAGCCGTACCGCCCATACCGCTGTGATTTGTGCAGTAGTAATACAAAGTCGGTGCGCTGTTAGCTACAGTTATCTGAACATACGCACCAGCCTGTCCAGCCGTTCCTGATGTGGTTACGCCTGTAGTGTACTCAGAACCACCACCATGCGTACCGTTAGCCGTAGTGCTAAAGCGTAATGGGTGGCTACTATTAGAAGAAGCAGACTGATCGAACCGGAAGGTAGAACCTTCTGCAATACTAATTGTCGGACTAACAACACCATCTATGTAGAACTTATTGCCTGTGCCGTATGGGTTAGTGCCGCTGGCTACTGTTACCGCAAATATGTTTGTAGTTACAGTAGTAGCGCCTGAAGCGCCTGTACCTGTTATGCCTGTAACTGAAACGTCAATATCGTCTCCCGCAAGTACACTAACAGTACCTACAGAACCAGACGCTACTACACCCGTAACTGCATCGCTCTCTGGGATAGGAACTTCTATGGCTACCGTTCCAACTTGACCTGTCAGGTGTACGAGAGGATGCCCTACGGGGTTCCAACCAAATAGGCCACGTCCGGGGGAAACATCAGGTCTTGGGTTAAGTAGCGATTGTGGATCAACAACCCTAATACGCCCCAAAAAGTTCTGTGGTTGATCTGGATCAACTACGTCTCTACCAACACGAAAACCAGTACGGTGTCCATCTTGGAACTCATATACGAGGTCTTCTAGTGGGTATCTAAACCCTGTCCGGTCACATATACCGTATGCGTGTTTACCAGACGCGTAGCTCATCGCATCCCCCCATGAAAGGTTTGAAACGGTACAAACATAGAGGATGCGCGTTCTTGGTCTTCGTATGCTGCCAGCTTAAACTGATACTCATACTCTTCTCTAAGAGGCACTGCTCTAGCTGCAGCTTCGGGTTTCTTCATGGCTACATGAAACGCTAACCCTGATACAAGTGCAGGTACAAACCGTGGAGGTATATTGCTTGTTTCTCCCCCAACACCTGACGCAAGACCATCAATACCCTTTAGGCGAAAGTACAGTAGTTGATAAGTCTGTGTAGTGTCCGGTGTGGGCCACAGTGTAAACTTTACTTCGGTAGGTAGCCGCTGCACAAATATCTGCGTAGGCCGTCCTACAGTGTTCTTATTAGTCTGCTGTGCATATGTAGACACGCTGACACGCTGCAACGCTGTATCTATCTGATTTGTACCTGTACCAGTACGTAGCTGATGCTCAATAATGTCTATGGTATCTACGGGCATACTGTAATCTACTTGCCCTGCAGTCAGATCGACAGTGCCAGAGTCAATAGTAAACAGGTTAAGACCCCTGTTCTGCCACTCTAGGGTTAATATATTAAGACTACGACGAATAGTGCGTAGGTCATACCCAGACTGCATCTGCAAGCCAGCCCGTTCAAAGGCTTCCTCAAACAACTCAGGTAGGTCAGGTACGACTGTAGCCATTATTTAGTCCTCTTCTTACCACTAGCAGTAGTAGACCATTTTACACGCTTAGGCCCAGTTTTCTTTGTGGCCTCAGATTTAGTTATCTTAGACGCCACCTTTTTAGGGCGACAGGCAGGATAGGGACGCTTGGACTTACCTTTAGCGGTTTTACGTCCGCAGGCTTTGCCCGTCTTAACGTCTCTCCAATCTTCGCCAAACCATTTTCCAAGACCACCCTTGGTACTAGGTTTTTTTGGTTTTGCTTTTGCCACGTTTAGCTACCTTATTGTTGCCACCCGACCAACTGCCACCCTTGGACTTGTACCATTTGGAAGCCCAAGCATTTGCATAAGCGGAAGGGTAGACCTTAAACTTGCTTTTAGCTGCGGACTTAGCTTTCGACCACAAGGCTGCATTTGAAGGTTTTGCTTTAGACATATCGCCCCTTAGTTTTGCCCCGCATAGCGAGGCCATCTATTTTGCCACCGCTACGCATTGGTGTTGGTGCAGATTTCTTAGAAGTTTTATTCTGTCGCTTTGATTTTGAAGGATCAAAACGCTCTGTAAAAAAGGGCTGAGAAGTTATGGGCATAGGCCGTTCACCTTCAAGCATAGTGCTATGCTTAGGTTTTTTAGGCTTTACCGCAGGTTTACCACCCTTACGCATTTTAAGTATGCCGCCTTTAGCACCTTTAAAAACACCTGCTTCTATCTGCTTTTGTATCTCTATTTCTTCTAAACGAATACGTTCTTTTTCAGCGGCAGCGGCTTCTGCATCTAAACGCTTTCGTTCCGCTTCGTTCTTACGGCGGTCTTGTGCCGTGTGTGTATCACGTTTAGCCATAGTTTATCCTAACACTTCCAGCGTTTTCTAGCCTGTCGTAGACGGCTATTCGGGTCTTTTGCTGCTTTGGGGAATTGTTTCATCTGTCCAGCAGAACGAGCGCAGAACGACTTGCGCCGCTTGGCATCTTTACTGCCTTTTTTAACTGTACCCGTAACAGCGGTTTTTAGCTTCGATCCGGGGTTTTTACGTCTATACGCAGCAACACCCGCCTTTGTCATTCCCGCCCCAGATTTAGTGGAGCGGAAATTCTTTTTGTTACGCTTCGGCATCTCACCCTTTGAAGCCATAACGATTTACTCTATGAGCAGGGTCATTACATTGTCAGTGCCTGTAAAGGCAGCGACAAAACAACCGTTGTCAGCAAGAATACCGTCATTAGGGATATATACATCATTCCAACCTACAGGCAGAGTTAGCTGAAGTATAATCTCGCCCGTAGCACTACCACTACGAATGGTAAAAGCCGCAGCCGCAGCAGCGTTAACTAAAACGCCCTGCAACCTACCGCGTGATGGGCCTACAAGAGCAGCATTATCGCTTGCCGCAAAGTTGTAAGCTCGGACCTCTTGACCAGCCATTTAGCTACTCCTTATGGAAGGATTGCTGTGTTAAACGCTTGTGCGTACATTACTGTAATGCGAACAGAACCTGCGTTAGTAGCAGCAGAAGCTGTTACAGTTAAACGCTTGTCTGAAGTTCCAATGTTGCCCCACTCCAAGGTTCCACCGCCGCCAGCGCCCAGAGCTTTGATACCAACAGTAGTACCTGATGCTACAGCGTTAATAATTGTATTGGCGTTACCACCTACTTCGCCAACGCTGATGTTGGTAGTGGTGTTAGCCGCAGCTACAAGATCAATGATACAGTTAACGATCTTAGAGTTAGCAGGAATAACAATGTCTGTTACAACCGCCCCAAGAGCGCCACCAGCTAGGCTCTGCACTGTGTCTTGACACATTACAACGTAACCTACGTTAGCAATGTTAGTGCCTACAGTTGTGCCTGTAGTATTCTTAATATTACCTGCCCGAATCGGGCCTGAAAAAGTTGTGTTAGCCATGATAATCTCCTGTCGTGGCGAATGTCAGCCGCACATTGCGACTGTCAGGGATGAATTAGTAATACAGTACCTTTAGACAAAAAGAAAGGGGCAACCGAAGTCACCCCTCTCAAATCAGCATTGACGCCTATCTTAGACCCCGGGGGAGCCGTAGATACCCAGTGGGTCAGAGACACCAAACGAATAACGCTCACGCGCTTTGTAGCGCACGTTACCTGTATCGAAGTCACCATCCATAGATGTTGTCATCGCAGTACGCTCAAAATGCTTCATGCCATTCGGAATATCAGTAGTGATAAAGAACGCATCCGCATCGGTCAGATAATGGTTAACCGTATAACCGCCCGGAATAGAACCGTTTGAGTTAAGCGCGTTAATGTCATTATCGGCTGTACCCACACGATTTACGGTTTCCAGTAAACGTGTTGCCACAAACATAAGACCTGTAGGAATGATGAGCTTGCGTGGGCGCGCAGCGATAAGAAGACCACGTTCATCAACGTAACCCGCAATATCAATTACTGCTTGCTCAAGCGAAGTTTCATTCAGGTCAGCATTTACCGCAGGGCGGTTGCCGTTTGTAGCACCTGACACTGTGGGGTGTGCAGTGTTGAACAGTGTGACGCCATCACCTGAGTTAAAGGTGGCGAAGCCTGTGTTCAGCAAGTCCGCTGCCTTAACCTGCTTGGTATAAGCCATAGCGCGAGCTAGTGCTTTAGTATAGCGGGTGGACAGTGAATCATACAGGTTATCTTCCATCGCTTCTTCAGTGATAGAGAAACCCATAGCCACAGTTTCATGGTTGTAACGGGCAGTAAATGATTCCTGCGCGTTATCATACGAGATAGCAGAACCTTCGTTTTTGACGGGTGCAGCGCCAAAACCTGACAGTTTTACTTCCTCTTCAAAACTACGCTCCGAAGACTCGGTTTCGTAGATGGCTTCATGCTCGTTTTCGTACTTGCCGTACTCTAAACCAAACAGGGC